ATGAAGCTCTTCATTAGCTGGTCCGGCACCCGTAGCAAGTTCATAGCGGAAGCACTTCGCTGGTGGATACCAAGCGTCATTCAGGCGGTGAAGCCTTTCATCTCTAGTCGCGACATCCAAAAAGGGGTTCGCGGCAACAACGTGATTATGGGGCAGCTAGAGGCGTGCAACGTGGGCATTGTCTGCCTAACGCCAGAGAATCAAACCGCTCCTTGGATTCAATTTGAATCGGGGGCACTCTCGAAAATGCACGACGCTTTTATTTTCACGTACCTCCTCGAATTGGAGCATACCGACGTTCAGCCGCCACTTGCTCAGTTCCAGCACACGAAGCACGATCCGGTCGAGATGAAAGCTCTTCTTGACACGATCAACGCTCAGCTTCCCGCCGAAGCAAGATTAAGCGATGGTCAATTGACCGAAACCTTTGAAACGTGGTGGCCGAAGCTGGAAGCGAAATTCAAAGACATGCCGGAGAAAGACCAGACGGAGAAGGCACCAGAGCGACGCGACGACAAGAGCATGATTCGGGAGATTCTTGAATTAGTTCGATCACAAAATAAGCCTGATCCTCGCAAAACTGGAATGAACAGAGCCGCTTTGCAACGCGCTACGGAACGGGGCATCGTGCTTGAAACTGTAATGAAGCACATCGAGAAGGACGCGAAAGTGCCGAGAGATTTGATACACTTCCCGACAGCCAAGCAGCTTTTTCAAGCTCTCCGCGATATTGCGATGGGTGAAGTGCTCATTCCGTTGAACATTCTAAATTTCCTCAAAGATGCGAAACTGGTTGAGGACGACCCGCAGAATAACGCCTATCGACTAACGAGTTCCGGTCACGCGATTCTTTCCGGGCTGGCCCCGCATATTGTGCAGTGAATTAGCTAACTAGGGCATGAAGAAATATTGCCCACTCTGCAATCAAATCGTTCCCCTCGATCATTCGCACCGCGCACCCGACAGCTACCGACCCAACAGCTACCGCAGGGGCTACGGAAAGAAGTGGCAAACACTCAGACAAGTAATTCTGAGCGAATCGCCCCTGTGCGCTGATTGCTACCGTGACGGGAAGCGAACGGCAGCCACAGAGGTTCACCATACGGTTCGGCACCACGGCGATAAGTCGTTAGTGCTCGACCGCTCTATTTGCTTGCCACTCTGCAAGCAGTGTCATTCCCGACGAACCGCAAACGGGGAATGAATTTTATTCCATTAGGACTAACTAATTTAGTTTTATGGGAATACTCAAATTTTTAAAGGGCTGGTTCGGTTGGGAAAAAGACCAACCAGAACCAAAGAAAGTTCACCGTATCACGGGACAATATACCTATCAAAAGGTTGAGCCATCCCGACCACTAACGGACGACGAAAAACTGGACCTAACCGCACTTTTGGAAGAGAAACCCAAGTTCGTTGAGATAACCACGCTCGCAGACACCCTGCCCACGTACTATCACCGACCAACAGACAGCATTGTCACAGTGGACTATGACGGGAACATTGTTGACCAGTTCGTTTATAAGTGGGTCAAAGCAGATCAGACCGAGGAACAAACCGAGAATGAATGAAGACCCTACACCAGAGGAACGGGAAGCCTACATCCACCTCGCATACAGCATGAGCAAATTGGTAATAGATAAGCCATTCACCGTATCCGTTGCGATGATTGCTGGCATTCTGGTTCACAACGCATTGGCACGCGCTGCAACAGTAGACGAAGCCTGTGCCGTGTATGACGCGATGATGGATGCGCTGTTGGATAGGCGGAAGCAATTGCCCAAATACTTCAGCATGTATGAAGCGGAAGAAAGACAGGACGACGAATGAAAGACAAACCGCTAGTGACCATTGCGTTACTTTCCAGCGACGTGCAATGGTCACGGTTGCTTGAGACCCAGGACAAGCTATGGAGAGCACCGGTTGAGTGGGGCAGCCCTCGGGAGGGGATAGCCCCCAAAATCTCAGACCCGGATGACTAGGAGACCGTCACGGGCGTTTTGCACTTTTTTTGTAAATAATTTCAGGGGTCTTTGATGAATCCACAACCTAAAGAAGCCAACGAAAGCCCATTAGACGCCCGCAATGGGGCTGTAGAGGGCTGCGGTTGCTTTTATTGTCACCTACTCCGCATTGAGATTTGGAAGGCGACCAACGACGTACTGAGGATTTACACGCCGCTTGAGGAGAACGATGAATGACAGAATTTATCAGGGACCGTTTGCGGTTGGCGAAGTGGTGACGCTCAAGAGCGGCGGGCCACGAATGGTAGTCGCTTCGCTTTCGCAGGTTGCGAAATGTCAATGGTTCGATCAGTTGGGCCGGTTGAAGGAGTACACGTTCAACATAAATCAATTAGTGAAGGTGGCAGACGATGGCAAGTGAACGACGGGACCGAAAGAAAGCACGCGCTGCGGATTCATACGTGGTTGAAGACCCTGTGACGGGCCAGAAATACGCGGTTTCCAAGGCTGAAATGATCGAACGATTGAAGATATACGGCGAGATTGTTCGGCAAATTAAGGAGCAGGATGACAAAAAGCGAAGCTGACCAGCGGCTACACGGCGAACACCACAGCCGAATCAAACACAATCCGAAGGCTGATGGCTTACCGGTCATGCCCGATTCATTGGGCAAGTATGCCAAACAGCATTGGAAAGACACCATTCCGCAGCTAATCGAAATGGGATTAGCGACCGCCGCAGACCAATCAACGCTGGAAGGTCTCTGCGATTGGTGGCACTTTTACCAAGTCTCAAAAGCAACGCTTGAGAAATGCCCCGAGCCGGGCATTGATCGTCAAAGAGCTTTCAACGAATACCGGCAAAGCTGGCAAGAGTACAGCCGCCTAGCGCGTCAATTCGGACTGACGCCGCAATCACGGGCCACGATCAATGTTGACCCGCAAGTGAACAATCCAGCGGACGAATTTTTGGACGCTTAACGGGAGGCAGTTGGACGGATACCCAAATGATTTAGTTATTGCTGGCTACGATCCAGTTGCCACGAATGACGGCAAATACTTCTTTGATGCCGAAGCAGCGGAGCGGCCAATTAGGTTCATTGAAACCTATCTTGGTCACGTTAAGGGGCGAAGGGGAAAGCTCCTCCTGGTTGAGTGGCAGAAGCGACTAGTCCGAAATATTTTCGGTTGGCTTGACCTCGATACAAAGCTTCGCCGCTATCGCTCTTGCTATCTGGAAATCCCACGTAAGAACGGGAAGACCACGCTTGCCGCAGCGCTGGCGATTTGGTTCACCGCATGCGACGGCGAACGTGGGGCCGACAACCTGATTGCAGCGGAGAACGCCAAACAAGCGGGGCTTCTTTATGAAATTGCGAAGGGGATGGTTCTTGATTGCCCGTTCTTGAAGCCCAAGTTCAAACCAAACGGCACCAGCAAAAAACTGGTTTACCTTCCGTCGCGAAGTTACGTACAGGCAATTCCCAACAATCCCGAGGGCAGCCACGGGGAAAACACGCATTTCTGTTGCGTGGATGAATACCACGTTCAGCAATCAAGAGAATTCACTGACGTATTGCGAACCGGTACAGCTTCGCGGGATCAGCCATTCTTTTTAGCAATCACCACGGCGGGCCACTCAAGGTCTTCTATCTGTTGGGAAGACCACGAACTTTCCATTGAAATTCGGGACGGTCGGAAGAAAGACCCGCGACATTTGCCGGTCATTTTCGCAGCCGATGAGGGGGACGACTGGCATTCACCGGCAACGTGGGCGAAAGCCAACCCGACATTGGGCCACGCAATCAAGCTCGATTACCTCGAAAGTGAGCACCAGAAAGCGATCAACCAACCGAGCTACGAAAACACGTTCAAAAGATTGCACCTCAATATCTGGACCGAGCAAGAAACGCGGTTCATCCGCATGGATGATTGGGACAAATGCCACTGGGAAATTGAAGACCGCGACCTCGAAAAGTTGCCCGCTTATGCCGCGCTAGATCTTTCAAACAAGCTCGATCTAACCGCGTTTTCAATCGTTTGGCCGCTGGAGGGTGACAAAGCAGTGGTCAAAACGTGGTTCTGGTTACCGAAAGAAAGCACCACGGCGGACCATCCAAAGCTAAACAACAACTTTGAAACGTGGGCACAGGACGACAACGCGAACTTCACGTTCATTCCCGGCAAGTCAATCTTGGCAAAGGTCGGATTTGTCCAAGATACGATCATGAATCTAGCGGACAAATACAATTTTGAAGCCATCGCATACGACCGTTGGCAGGCCGACACCATCGTTAAATACCTTCAAGACGAGGGGCAAAATATGGTCATGTGGGGCCAAGGCTACCGAGGCATGAGCCAAGCCACCAAGGAGCTTGAACGTTTGGTCGTTGAGCACAAATTAAATCATTTGAATAATCCGGTGCTGAACTGGAACGCGCAGAATGCAACTGTTGAGACCGACAGCAAAGGCAATATTTGCCCCGTGAAACCCGTTCACGGATCAATTCAAAAGGTTGACGGGATCATCAGCACCATAATGGCACTTGGCTTGATGCGGACCCAGCACGACCCACGAAACGGGAGCTTATTTGACGGATGGAACACTAAATAAGTTCATGCTTAAAAAATGGTTAACCGGTTGGGTCACGCGCTCGCAATCAATCTCGATGACTGACGAACTTGCCGCCAAACAATGGTGGGAAATGATGGGACGGGGCCGGGAAGCAAGCTCCGGTGTCGTCGTCAATGAACAAACCGTGTGGGGGCTGCCGGGCTTCACCCGTGGCGTTGATTTAATTGCTGACACCGTGGCCCGTGTTCGCGGTCACGTTTATGAACGGATCGAGAATGACGCCCGACGCCGGGCAATGGAGCATTCCGCCTATCGAATCGTTCGACGCCGGGCCAATCCGTATATGTCAACGTTCGATTGGCTACGGCAGATGGTCAGCGATATGAAGTGGGCGGGCAACGGATACAGCGTGATTCAGCGAAACAACGACTATTCACCAGCCGCAACTTGGCTCCTCGATTGCCGTGTGACGTTTCCGGTCTTCTTTTATGCTGACGACGGTTCATTCACGCTCAAGTATCAAACGACGATCAACAACGCCACGCGGTTTTATGACGCTTCGGACATCATCCACTTCAAAAATCGGTCGGTTGATCCAAGCGGAATGGTCGGTCTGAGCTTGGTGGAGCAGTGCAAAGAATCGCTAGGTTTAGGGCTTGCCGTCCAAAAATATGGGGCTGTTTGGTTCAAGCGCGGCGGACTAGGCGTGACGGCAATTGAACTGCCGGTTGACTTCAAGAATCAGAAAGACCTCAACGAATACCGGAATTACGTTGAGGGGGTTCACTATGGAGTCGATAACCAGCACAAATTCTTTTTAGTCCCGTTCGGCGGGAAGCTGAATCGCTCGCCAGTCACCAACGAAGAGGCGCAATTCCTTCAATCGCGGGAGGCGAGCAAAATTGATTGTGCCACCATGCTTGGTCTTCCCGCCTACAAATTAAACAGTTCGATCAGCACCAGCCACAATTCGATTGAGGCTCAGTCGCTCGACACGTTAACGGACTGCTACGAACCGATTCTTTGCCAGATCGAAGCTGAGCTTGAAAACAAGCTGTTGACCGAGCAAGAGAAAGAAAGCGGAAGCCATTACATCGAATTTGAACGCGACGACCTTCGCATTTTGGACGCGACAACGCAAACAAACGTTGACATTGCGAAGGTAAACAACGGGCTGATGAGCGAAGAGCAGTATTTCCGCAAATACAACCTGCCCACGAAAAAAGACCCCAACGAAACGTGGCGTTTACCGGCGAATATTTTGATTCAAGGTGAAGAGCCAAAGGTTCAGCCGGAAGCCCCGCAAGCCCCTGTGGAAGCTCCACAAGAGCAACCCGAGCAACCGACCGAGGATCAGCCCCAACAGGAAAGCGGCGAACAACCGTAAATACCTCTATGGATACAGCAGTAAATGATTTTGAGCTTAGGGCAGTCAAGGAAATGACGATTGCGGGCACAGCCAGCCCCTATTGGGACGGCACGCCGGGAACGGAAACCGAGCTAAACGCGCACAGCAAGGAACGAATCGCGGTCGGGGCTTGGGAAACGTTGATTGATTCTCGCCCAAAGGTCATCGCGACGTTCAATCACAACGAAAACGCGCTTCTAGGCAGCACCGATGACGGTTCGTTGCGGTTGTGGCATGACCGCAAGGGGCTTCATTACGAATTGGATTTACCGGAAACGACCACGGGCCGGGACGTTTACACGCTGGTGAAGTCAAAGAGGCTTCGCGGTAGTTCATTTCACGCCAAGCTAGGGCGCTCGACCTGGACCCGCGAAGGAAACTTTGAGGTTCGCACGGTTCACGAAATTACAGCGATCAAAGAATTGGGGCCGGTTACCATTCCGCACTATCGCGGCGGATCGAACCTAGCAGTTCGGGGCTGGAGCCTACGCGGTATGTCCGTTCAGGAGTATTCAATGGAAGACCTCGATAAAGAACGGGACGAATACTACGAAACACAACGGCGAATCGCCGAAGCGCGAGCATTCAAATTGTAAGTCAAGGTTTTCGCGAAAGACCGGCCCGCCATGACTCGTCGTTGTGGCGGGCTTTTTTTATGTACCGACAGCAACCAACTGATAAGGGACCACGAATAATTTAAGCCAGCTTTCATAAATACCTCTATCAAAGCCTTAAGACTTTTATAGAGGATCAATGAAACTAAAACTAATCCAAGAGGAAATGGCACAGATCACCGCCAACCGTGTTGCCCTGGCCGACCAAGTAGACGCTGAACAGCGGAATTACACGGACGACGAAAAAGAGCGCGATTCTCAGTGGGCCGAACGTGGCCGCAAGCTCAAAGATGATTATGACACCGAGGTTCGCCGCGAAGAGGTTCGCAGCCTCAAGAGCCATTCGGTAATTGATACCAAGTCAAACTTCAACGTTGTAAAGCCATCGACCGCTGACGACGAAATGTGGGCTTTCCGTGGTTGGCAGTTAGCGAAGGGTGAAGCTTCCGACAAAATTACCGACCGCATGCGCGTCGCGATGGATCGTCTAGGAACCACTCCTTACAGCGATTCATTCGTGTTCCGTTCGCAGACCAAGGGAACCGCCGCTGATGGTGGTCACCTCACTCCTTCGGTCTTTGCTGGATTTGAAAAGATTGTCACCTCCTTTGGTGGTCTTCGCCAAATCGCAAAGGTTCTGCCCACTCCAGACGGCAACGATATGGATTGGATCGTTCACGACAACAGCGCCAACACGGGCGAGCAAGTCGCTGAATACACGGGAGCTAATGCCGCAGCCGCCACGCCAGACAATAAGCAGCGGGCATTGGTAAAGAAGACCCTGAAAGCCTATCGCTTTGCTTCTTTGACCGCTCCGGTTTCTGTTGAGTTGATCGAAGACAGCCGCGTTCCATTCAATCTGCTGGTTGGCGACGATCTAGCCGAGGACATTGGCCGCTTGCGTGCTGGTCTCGACATCAACGGTACGGGCACCAATGAACAGGAAGGTCTGTTGGCTGGTGCGACCGTGGTTGAAGCCGCCGCTGACGACGAAATTGACATTACGGACATCACCAACCTGACCCTGGCAATGGATAATTACTATTTGCAGGATGCCGCACTGGTCATGAATCGCCGCACTTGGGCGCACTTTGAAGATAAGAAGGACACCAGCGGCAAGCCGATCAATACCGATTCGTGGTTGGTCTCCGCTAAAAAGCAGATCAAGGACGTTCCCGTCATCATTGACGACAACATGCCCGACATTGCTCCCGAAGCCAAGCCAATCGCACTGGTTGCCCGTGGCGGTATCCTGATTCGCGACGTTGGACAGCTAAAGATTGAAATGCTGAAGGAGACTTATCGCCGTGAAGGTGCTTACGGTTTCTTCGCCGAACAGCGCGGTGGTTCGCTGGTCGTCAACAGCAAAAAGGTCTTCGCACTGCAAATGGCAGCCGCAGCCTAATTGAAAACTAAACATTTGGTGCAAAGTCCATTTACGCCAAACTCTCGCCCCGCTGGTGTTTGCCAGCGGGGTTTTTTATTGACCCACGGGTGAATAAATACAGGTATGTACTTAAAGCCAATCACCCGACCGGACCCGACCAAGGTTTACACGCTCGATCAGTTCAAGGCTGACCACGTTATCGCTGGAACCGATGAAGACGCGCGTTTGACTGACATTCTCAAGCGGGGGCTGGCGTACTGCGAAGCGGAAGCCTGCAAAGCTTTGACAACTCAGACTTGGGAAATGGTGTTTCCGTGCTTCAAAGGTTGGATTGACTTCCCAATGCCGCCGCTCCAATCGGTCACCAGCGTTAAATATTTTGACGACGAAAACGAGGAGCAGACGTTGGCTCCTTCCGCTTACTACACCGTCACGCCCTACGATTCGCCGGGCTGGATTGAGCCGGTCAATTCGTGGCCCTCGACCTACAGCCGACCCAACGCGGTCACGATTCGATTCGTGGCAGGCTATGCGGACGACCAAATTCCATTTCAGGCTGAGCAAGCGATGTCCCTTTACTGCGGATATTTCAACAAACACCGGGAAGCGGACAATCTGAACGTTGACACCGCAATGGGGATCAGTCGCTTACTCGGCCAAATTTCGTTTAAGGGGTACGCATGACGATCAACGCCGGTGACCTAACCGAAAAAATCACGATTAAATCGCCCCCCGATCTAAGCAACCCTGCGAATCGCAATTCCTACAACGATGTGATTGGCGAGTGGCCCACGTTCGCGGTTCGCAAAGCCTCAATGACAAAGCTGTCAGGGGGCGAATCGGAAGCGGCGAAACAAATCCAAGCGGTGAGCACCTACGAATTCAAACTGCGGTATCTCGCAGGGGTAAACACGAAGCAAAAAATCGTCGTTGGTGAAGGCGCGTCAGAACGAACGTTGGACATTGTGAACGTGGACAATGTTAAACAGCGAAACAGGGAGTTAGTGATTACAGCCACGGAGGGCTAATCTTGAAAATACACGTTGAGGGTCTTCGGGAAGCCACGCAAAGCCTCGATGAGCTAGAGAAAAAGGTGCGCAATAAAATCATTCGCAAGGCTCAGCGTGAAGGTTGCAAGGAGATCCAAGCGGAGAAGAAGCGATTGGCACCAGTCGGCGAGACTGGCGAGCTAAAGAAGAGCATCAAGGTTCGATCAGCTAAACGCAAAAAAGATCGAATTTCGACGCTAGTTCAGACCCGCATTGAAGACGCGCCGCACGGGCCGCTACTCAATTACGGCACGAAGCATATTGAAGCCCGTCGATTTTTGAACCAAGCAGTGGACAACAAAGGTAAGGCTTCACTTGACCGGCTAACGATCAAGATGCGAAACGAAATTGTGGCTCACCGCCGTAAATAAAAGAGGTTAACCACTTTTATTTATGGAGTCAGAATGGCTACAGCCAGCAATTATACAATCGGTGAAATTCGCAAGCAGTTGCTTCGCAGCGGCACTTGGACCAAGACCACCACTCGATACGTCGCAGTTTGCACCGCAGCCCCAACCGCCGCTTCTACGGGATCAACCATTGTTGAGCCAAGCGGAAACGCTTACGCGCGGGTTCAGGTGGATGCAGACGACGCGAATTGGTCTTCTACGGGTGACAATGTTTCGGCGATCACATGGCCGACCGCAACGGGTAACTGGGGCACTTTGACTCACTTCGCAGTTGTTGATGCCGCCACGAACGGAAATGTTTTGTTCTATGGTGCTTTAACGACCAGCAAGACAATCACCAACACGGATACGTTCAGCATTCCCGCAGGTGACCTTGATTTAAGCATTAGCTAAGAATTAAACCGCCATACACGTAAATAACGTATGGCAGAAAAATTCTCAAACAATGGTCGCTCTACTCTATCGGGAGCGATCAATTCGGCGGTCACCTCCTTAACCGTAGCAAGTGCCAGCAGCTTCCCGACCACGGGCAATTTCAGGATCAAGATTGATTCTGAATTATTGTTGGTCACGGCGGTGAGCACCAACACGTTCACCGTCACGCGCGGGATCGAATCGACCACGGCAGCCAGCCATAGCAGCGGGGCCACGGTCACCCACGTAATTACCGCAGGGGCTTTCGACACGTTCGTTCAAGGCACAACGCCAAGCGGCGCGGTAGTTGGCACTACAGATAATCAAACGCTAAGCGGAAAAACTCTATCTGGTGTTGAGATCAACGGGGCAGTCACGGGCACTTATACGCTTGGTGGAACTCCGACTTTCCCTAGCTCAGTTGCAACCTTGACGGGCACTCAGACCCTTACAAATAAAACGCTCACGGCCCCCGTCATTTCGACGATCAGCAACACGGGAACGGTTACGCTCCCGACCTCGACCGATACGCTTGTCGGAAGAGCGACCACCGACACGTTGACAAATAAAACGATCACTTCCCCAACGTTTAGCGGAACGCTCAGCGGCACCTACACAATTGGCGGAACACCAACGTTTCCATCGGATGTGGTCCAGACAACGACGCTTCAAACGCTAAGCAATAAGACGCTAAACAACCCGGTTATTTCGCAGATCAGCAACACTGGCGTTCTGACCTTGCCGACCTCGACCGATGTTCTAGTCGGACGTGCAACAACCGACACGTTGACGAATAAAACGCTCACCAATCCGACGATGAGCGGCACGCTGTCAGGCACCTACACAATTGGCGGAACACCGACTTTCCCGTCAACGGTGGTTCAAACGACCTCGACACAGACGCTAACAAATAAAACGATAGTCGCCGCAAGCAACACAATCACCACGGTAGCCAGCGGAAACCTAACGAGCACAAATTTAAACTCAGCGCTGGCTGAGCTTCAAACCGACCTCGACACGCGGCCACAGTACAGCACGGGCACAATTGCCAGCATTCCGACAAGCAGCGTCCGAACGAACGATCATTACGAACCGACGGACGGTCTTTTTAGCCAATACCGCTACGGAACAACGCAATGGCAAGCTGTTGGTTCCCACGGTCGGCTAACTGATCCCCTGACTGCTTTGTCACCGCCCTACTACAACTGGTATTTGACGGGCAGCGGAACCAATGAATACGCATGCGTTCTCGCCAGCAACGGCAACGATCCCGGTTTGACTCAGCCAGGAACACTCTTCATTAACGGCAGCGAAGCCACCTCGGGAACGGTTGGAAGTCTAGCGGCTGGAACTTGGGGCTGGGGTTCTTACTCGGGATTCAACACCGTTCACGTTCGACTTTCTGACGGCACCGATCCCGATACCAAAGCCTATGGCTACATCCGAAGCGATGCGCTGAGTTGGCTCGTCAAAGGCAACATGTCGGCGAGTGTTGAGAAAAACCATCTCTACATTCAATCGACAAGCAACGGGGCTACGCTCACTTGTCGCATGCGGGCAATGAATGTTCCCAGCACTCCCTACACGATGTATGCCCTGATTATTCCCGGTGCTGGCACAGTGAACACGTTGGATCACATTGGACTCGGTTGGTCCGATGGAACGGCGTTTCAGACCATCGGTTGGCGGGTCAACAATAGCACTTGCTACCTGACCAATATGACAAATGCGACGACGTTCAACTCTGATGCGGTAAGTTTCACGATAGGGCAGTCCCCGCTGTATTTCTGCGTGCGAGACGATGGCACGAACCGACTGTTCATGCTCGGCAATGTCCCTGATTACAACCGCATGCGATTAGTCACGGCGGTTACTCGCACATCGTTTTTGACTCCGACCAAAGTAGGCATTGTTGACATCCGCAACTCAAACCTCACTGGTGCTTTCTTCCCTCATCTCCAAGTAGTGTCAGGATAATTTATGATTATTGAATTTAGCGAACCGGTCTTGTTCAACAATATGTTGGTCGCCGCGTGGAGCTACCAATTACGCTGTACGCGGATTGCTGACGAGGTTTTAGAAGTGGATGGTCCAAGCGTTTATTCATTCAAAGTTTATGCGGAAAGCCTTGGCTGCATCTGCACTGATTAAGGAGCCAAATGGCATTCACCGGCATTATCGGGACTGAAGACTTTTATCCGTCAAACATTGTTCCCGCTGAAACCTCAGTCGAATACACGGAAAGCCCCGCTGGTGGTGCGGTAGCTGGTGGTTCTGCTGTTTGCGTTGTTAGCAGAAATGAGATTGGTTCGGGTGGGGTCGTTGTTGGTGGCGCTGCCACCGTAATTCGCATTTTCAATCCGTCAATTTCTGGTGGGGCGGTTGTCGGCGGTGAAGCTCTAGTCAATCAATCCATTTCGATTGTCGGCACTGGTGGTGCGGTCGTTGGTGGCACTGGCGAATTAGATGGCAGTTTTGATGAGGTTGGTTCAGGTGGTGCGGTTGTCGGCGGTGAAGCCATTGTTTACGTCACGCGCGAGATCGTCGGCACGGGTGGTGCGGTTGTTGGTGGGACTGCGGACCCGCTGACCCTCGATCTTGGAGCCGGGACCGCATCAATCGAAATTACAGCGACCGCCACGGGAGCAGTCACTAGGAACGGGGCCGGTTCAGCCTCGATTGATATTTCAGCGACCGCAGCGGGTGAAAAATACAAAATGGGGGCTGGCTCAGCTTCTATTGAAGTTTCAGCCACGGGAGCGGCACAGGCTGCCCACGTTGGGAAGGGTTCAAGCTCGATCACCATTGGAGCAACCGCAGCCCCGCATAATTTAAAAATTGGGACCGGTTCAGGCTCAATCGAAATTGCAGCGACCGCGAAACCGAAGACCGTGATTGTTTCCAGCGGTTCGGGATCAATAGAAATCGACGGCGAAGCGGCACCGCATAAAAGGCTTACCGGGGCCGGTACAGCGTCAATCGGGATTACCTCGACCGCAACGGCGACAAATGACGCCAAGGGGCAGGGAAACGCTTCTATTGCCCTTACAGGGACCGCGAAACCGAAGACCGTGATTGTTTCCAGCGGGGCCGGT